CCACTAATTGGATTAACTAAATAAACATCATTTCCATCCCCAACTAGTTTAACTTTCAGTATATCACCAACTTTAATAGTCTCTCCAATAACTAAACCAGTTAAATCGATGGTTTGATCTCCATCTGACATTGCAGTTTCAATCGTGACAGAATTATTATCGCTTGCCGTTCCAGCCGTGTGCAATCTAATATGTTCATCTTCAAATGTTTGAAACCCATCAATCATTCCAACATATCCATTGTTCCAAATATCATCAATGCTTTGGCGATTAAAGTTATTTTGAACATAAGCCGTCGAGAAAGCCCCCATGTCTATTGGTGACATGACTAATCCATAAGGACGAGGCATCTGTAATTCACGCATCAAAGCACGCGCATCAGCAATCGTTTGATAATTATTAACTAATGAACTATCGCTTCCTACAATATAATCAACTGAATAAAGCATTTTCTCATATATATAAGAGACAACAGCTTCTTTAATACTATTTAGCATTGGATTAATGACATAATCATTAAATGCCGATTGCGTTCGCATTTGTAGCGCTGATTCAACAGCAGTTAAACTTATTGTTTTACCATAAGTAAAATTTTCAATAGTAAGCGTTTCAGTTTCTTGCTGGATATCTTGTGAAGATAATGAAAGCGATGAATTTGGATCACTAATATCAATTGTCTCTGAAAAGTATCGTGGATATTTACGCATTTGAATTGTTCCACCAATACCGTAATCTGTGCCTTTTGAAAACTCTGCAGCTAGCATTTTATTAGATAATTCTAATAATGCAGTTCCTACAACAAATGCAGGTAATAAGTCGTCCACCACTCGTGTTGTGGTTACCATTGTGTTGGCCATTCCTAAATCCTCTAATGAAATTTATCGGTTATATAATTTTCGTCTCATCTCTTCTGCTCTTTCCGATGGGCTCTTTTTAACCGTGATAGATGTTTCACTGCCTTTTAAATAGCCTGTTGGAGAGGGAGCACGTTGAGAATTTGACAACTTCCTTTCTCTTTCATTAATGGCATCTAGTTTTCCATCCAGTCTTAATAATTCACCAATCTGTCTATCCCAACTTAAGGAATTCAATCGGTTAACTGACTTCGGAAAATATTTAGCGAATTTATATAGCTTTTCAGGAGATATGCGTTGACTAGGTAAAAGATGTAATGTTTCTTGTTGCAAGCGATATGGATTTTTCCCAAATATATCAGCGGCTTCATCATTTTCAGCAATCAAGTCATCATAATCTCTCTTAAATCGATTCATTTGCTCTTGTTGCAAATGCGCTGCATAATTATTTTGCATTGGCGCTTGTTGATTGCTTTGAGCATTTTCATCATAATTTTGTTGAGATGGATAAGGCTCTTGATTACCACTAATCATCGATTCCATTGCCGATAATCTCGCCATCATGTCTTCACGTTCTTCTTCTAATCGACGTATTTTATCTACTAGCCGTTTATTTCTAGGTCTACTCTTTTTACGAGGGGATTTTTGGTAAGATTCTTTAGGAACTGATTCAGAAGATTCTTCTTCATTTATGTCAGCTTCTTCATCACCTTCTTCATTGGGCATCTCTGGTTCAGATGATTCATATGGTTCAGACGGATCTTCAAAGCTTTCTTCTTCCATCTCTATTCCATTAGGTTGATCTGTTATGCTTTCCTCTTCTACTTCTTGAGGTATAGGACGCGCATCAATATCTCTAATCTTATTCTTATAAGCTTTCTTATCCATAAAAATCCTTTTATGCTTACGGTGTTTTATAAGTTGTACTCTGCCCACCTGCCATTAACTTTACGAATAGTATTATACCATAAATTAACTTTACAAAATATAAATTCATGAGATAAAAAAAGAGCCGCAAAAGCGGCTCTAAAAATATAATAATGTGGCTTTATTTTGGTATATTCTTTGTCATAATATCATATTTTTTCGATATATTAAACTTATCACTGCTATTATTGTCTTTTTTATTGTATAGAATAGGTTTATTATCGGCTTTATAGAAAAATGAAAATAAATTTATATTATTATCTATTTTATTTAAAGAATTCATGACAGTAATAGAACGCTTCATATTTTTACCTTTTGGAAAATTTAAGAAAGATTAAAAGAAGATAGTATACAATATAATTATTTTAATGTAGTAATAAGATCTACAATAGAGCGAGTACGTTCAGCATTGACTTTTGAAATATTATTGAGTCTATCCAGAGCAACTTTATCAGCACTTTGTTGAAGCTTAATATTTCCTTGTTCTACTTTTTCAGAATCTAATGCAAAATCTCCCATACCTTTTAGCTCATTGAATCGTTGTTTACGCGTATCTAAGGCTTGTCTTATTTTATTAAGGTTCTTTTCTTCATCAAGTGCTTCAATTAATTTTTGTTTTTGGATTAAATCTAATTGTTTTTGTTGCATATCCATTTGTTGAGCTTGAGCTGCTTGCATTTCATTCTGCATCATGGCTTTCTGAACTTCTTCATCAGATTCATTATTCATGATTTTATCGAGCATGGGTTGAGTTGCTTTTAGATATCGACTGATCTTTTCATTAATTTTAGCAGAATTAGGTACTTCATATAGATTTAGCAATTCTGGAAGTAATATAACTTGCATTTCAGGAGGCATATTCGATATCAAAGTAATCATATTATTCAAATATTTTTCTTTTTGGATTTCAAAAGAACTTCCAACCTTAATATCTACTGAGATCTGTTTGTGATCAATTTTAGTAATATCTAATGTTTTAATATTAGTATCTTCAGTCATTTTATTTAAGAATACTTTTCCAATATTAGTATGAATTATTCTTTCTTCGACATAAATCTTAGGTAATATTTCTGAAATATTTTTACAAATAGCTTTAACTGCTTGAACTGCATTTCTCACATAAAAATACTGACAGATATTATTCTGCGTAATGGATAATTCTCTAGCAATACCAGAGATATTTCCATTAGATTTGCCTTGTACATCCTCGAATCTTCCTAATGTATTATCAATATAAGCCGTCGTACTCATGATCATTCCCATCAAAGATTGAGATAATTCAGTAGGAGAGAGTTGTTTTGGAGGTTGTCCTTTACTTCCTGAATAAGGTAAGTAACCTTGTTGAAGTAATGGATTTTTATAAATATTCAATTCCTTCTGAGAAACACTATCTTTATCTACTAAAAATGTTTCTTTACGTAAATTTAAAATAGTGGATCCAATCTGGGATAAAGCCCAATTTTTAACACGCTGCAAATCCATTACATCATATCCAAATGAGTAAGGATTAATCACACCATTAATAATGGATTGATAACCATTGATACATACAATTGGCATTCGTTCAAATGGATATTCATATTTTTTTAAGACTGATTTACCATCCATGAAATAAGAAATTATTTTACTTCGCTTACATTCGCGTTCTTTAATAATATATTCATTTTCTAATAGTTCATTTTTATCATAGATAATACGCTCTTCATTCGTTTGATAGATTTTCGCTTTATAAAATATTTTCTCAAATATATGAGCAACTGTAATTCCTTTACAATCATTATCATCAATTTCATTATAAGATCTATATAACTCTCCAAATGAAAAGGAAGAGGTATCCTTAAATTTTATTTTTCCAAAGATAGATTCAAATTCTTCTTCTTCTAGTCTCGTGACATAACCACAAAAATTAGCATCCTCTTTTGTAGGCATCTTGGCATACGGATCAAATATTAAGGATGTATACGAAATATGACGTGGAAAAATATCTTGAATAAATGAATACTCATTTTTATAATCTGTATAAATATAGATTCCAGAAGCACATCCCGTACGCATGGATTCTTCAAAAGCTTCATTGACAGCATAAGTATATTCATTATCATTTACTTTAGAATTAATAATTTCATTGTAAAATGATACTTCATCTGCATCTACATTAGGCGATAATGAAGTGCTTGTCGGTGTTGGAAAATTATTTGAAAATTCCCCAATAATAGATTTAATATGTTTGCTTATATCATTCTGCGTTAACGGAACGACATTGTTTTTAGTGGCAAGTTGCTTCGATTCTGTTGTCCATTGATTTCCATAGGTAAAAGCTCTTTGCTTGCTTCCCTTCTCAATAGCCGTACTATAAATATTAATGTAATTCTGAATTTTTTTATTGAGTCGATCAAAATCGTCCTGATTTTTATAATCCATATAGAAGTCTTCTTTGTTCAGCTGCAGATACTAGGAGATCATCCATCATACTAGACGATCCTTCTTCATCTATTATAGAACAAATCTTTCCATTTTGTAAAAGAATAACACAATAAGCTAAACAATCTAACATATCATCATGGGCTGGAAATGGATACTTAGCTATTTCTTCCTCTTTAAAAGATTTAACGAGATCATAAGTTTTTCTATCTTTCGTTTGTTTAATCAAAGAGATTGGGAATAGAATCTTTTTTTGTTCAATATAAGGTTCTATTCGACTAATTCGATCTTGTTTTTTATCTTTGGTAGTCAATTTTTCAAGCTTATTCATAAAAAAATGAGAACATTCATTCATTTTCTCGTTAAAATATTCCATATCACTATTCATACCCACTGATTCATAAAATATTGTTTTAATATTTTTGTACTTATTGTAAAGTTTATAAAGTGCATTCCAGCGATCTGTCAGGTTAAGTCTATCTCGGATACCATCGATTAATAATATATTTTGATCTTTATCGATTGCAAAGACGATAAATGCGCTATAGTCACTTCTTTTTTTAACTGACGATGCGGGATCACAAATCATATAAAGGCATAGATTTGAATGATTGGTAATATGATGCGTTAAAATATTATCTACATTAAATCCAAGTGCTGAATCTTTTAACGGACTCTGAAGGTATTCAGCAGAATAGGTATATTCACCAGAATTTTTTCGACGAGTTTCAAGGTCGTATAGTGTCATCAAGACAGGCTCACCATTTTCATCAAATGGCCCATAAATAATAGGCTTAAATGCGCCTCTTTCAATCATGTTTGAGTAAGGATCATTGAAATGTTTTCGCGTTCCTACCGAACGATAAGCGCCCTTAGAACTTCCTAAACTAAAAGCATTTTCCCATGAATGAATCACCATCTGATTCATATAAATGGTTTTAACCAAGTCATGGGTCACAATATCGTCGAACATACAAATTGTAAAATGCTTTGAGGTGGGTTGGCCCACCACTAACCCCCATCCTTCAACGGTTGACTCCTTTCGAACGGTCTTTCGTTTGACACAGATACCATTTTGAACCGACCATCGATCGGAAAATTTATTTGGATTTTTATAAAGAACATCTGGAAATAACCTAATTAATAGATCATTCGTTTCGAATTCTCTCTTAATCTCAGCGACAAAGGCTTCTGCCAATGTTTTCGTTGCGGAAAAAATACCCACCACCACTTCTTCATTAAAATCATGTTCCTTTATTTTGTTAAATTTTTTATCCAGAGATATATCTTCTTCTTCATAATTTAAATAGGTATAAATTTGATTAATTAAAGAGGGGGTTAAATCTTTTAATTCTTCAGATGTTCCATGTGAAACCATTATATCTTGTATGGTCTTTCCAATTGTCCAAATCGATGATTTATGGTGTTCTCTAGCCCACAGTTGAAGATAGCCATTTGGATTACGCTGACATTCAATACATCTAGATAATGTCCATTCAGTTAATAAATGCTTTCGATTAAAAATGATTGAAATTAGAAAAAATAAGTGATAGCGACATAAAAATCGGAGATCTTGTAATGTATGGGTGTGCTTAAGGCAATCTTGCACACTCGAGAAATCTTGTAGCTTATCAATGGAATTGTTAACAAATTCTTTGACATTAAAGGATGAAATATTATTTAATTCCTCATATTCTTCCTTTAATTTTTGAAGTTGTGCTATTTTTTTCATCTCATTGGATGATAATTCAATGGGTTCTACACGTCACCTTACATCATTTTCTTCATTCGTCGTCTAGCCATTTCCATCCGATCATCCATTCGCGCATCGCGCCTATCTCGTTTTAATGCACGGGCTTTTTTTATATCATCTATTTTATATTGGTTAGCTGTTCCGTAGAGCTTTCTTTTTGCTTTCTCTTCTATCATCTTATATTCTTCCGGACTTAATCCTTTTGCCTGAGGAAGGCGTGCTAATGCATTCCTCGCATGGGCTTTATCATTGATAGGAAATCTCTTTCGTGTTAATTTTTCCCCGCGTTTTCCTTTCATTTTTTCTACTAATGCAAATTCCTTTTTCGGCATTTTCTTTCGTTTAGAATAGGTTAATTTAGCCATCTTGATTTCCTTTCTTTAATTGCTTCGATTTTTCTATTTCTTTGGTGAAGTATTCTACTAATTCTGTCGATGAGGCATCTAGATGTCCTTCTCTTAGCAATTTAAACATTTCTTCATTAATTATACCACAATTTAATGCCTCTCTATAGACCTCTAATTGCTCCACAAGCGACAATTTATTTCCATCTTCATCATGAGACTCAATATTATCAGGAAGCCTATCCCCGATAAGATTTCCAATTTGCTTGAGAGCTAAAATAGCTTCATGCAGTTTATCTATTTCAAGCGCTCGTTTATAAACCTTTTCTAACTCTTCCACGCGTTTTTTCGCTCCAAACGTGAGTTTCACCGCAAAAGCATCCTTAAATCGCTTGACTTGTTCTCTAAAAATTTTCTTAGGATGAATAATACGATAGTAATAATCATAAGGGTCTTTTTGATTGGTGTAATATAAGGAAGTGGCCTTTCCTCCTACCATTCCTCCTGCCACTAGACGAGCAATTTGCATCTGGCGGTGCGTAATATGTTCTCCTGACTCACTGCGCTTATACTGATTTTCTTCCTTTTGTAGTTCAGCTTTAACTTCTTCAACATCTTCTTTATCAAACGCATCTCTTTCTTCCTTCGTAAATGCCATCTCATACCCTCTTATTTTTTGAATACATTAATACTATACCATTAGTAAAGAATTTAGGCTATCCGAAATATAGTTTACTGCTCATATAATTTATATTGACATATGTATGAATTTATGTGAAAATAATATTTACTTACTTTTTAACATTATTAAACAGGAGAAACCATGAGCATTAATAAACAACTTATAGAAGCAGCGCAATCTAATAATCTTAATAGGGTTAAAAGTTTAATAGAAAAAGGAGCTGATGTTAATTATGAAACTAAAGGTTGGATAACACCATTACTATGGGCTATCAAGTATCAGGATTTTGAAATGGTGAAATATTTAGTAGAGAAAGGAGCTGCTGTTAATTATGAAGATAAATATGGGATGACACCATTACGATGGGCTATCAAGTATCAGAATTTTGAAATGGTGAAATATTTAGTAGATAAAGGAGCTAATGTTGATTATGAAGGTAAAAATGGGGCAACACCATTATTATGGAGTGTCTATAATAATAATCTTAATATGGTGAAATATTTAGTAGAGAACGGAGCTGATGTTAATCATGGAGATTTAGTAGAGAACGGAGCTGATGTTAATCATGGAGATGAAGTTGGGATAACACCATTATTATGGGCTATCAAGAGACGGAATCTTGAGATGGTGAAATATTTAATAGAGAACGGAGCTAATGTTAATCCTGAAACTAAATATGGGACAACACCATTACTATGCAGTTCCGATAATAAGAATGATCTTGAGATGATGAAATATTTGATAGAAAAAGGAGCTAACCAAAAACAATGAATATTCATAAACAACTTATAGAAGCAGCGCAATCTAATAATCTTAATAGGGTAAAAGATTTAGTAGATAAAGGAGCTAATGTTAATTATGAAGATGAAGATAGGATGACACCATTACTATGGGCTAGCAAGGATGAGGATTTTGAAATATTTAAATATTTAGTAGATAAGGGAGCTAATGTTAATCATGAAGATAAAGATGGGATGACACCATTACTATGGGCTATCGTGCATCAGAATATTACTATGTTTAAATATTTAATAGATAAAGGAGCTGATGTTAATTATGAAAATAAAGGTTTGGTAACACCATTACTATGGGCTAGCAGGTATGAGGATTTTGAAATGGTGAAATATTTAGTAGATAAGGGAGCTAATGTTAATTATGAAGATGAAGATGGGGCAACACCATTATTATGGAGTGCCGATAATAATAATCTTAATATGGTGAAATATTTAGTAGAGAACGGAGCTGATGTTAATCATGGAGATGAAGATGGGATAACACCATTACTACTGAGTGCCGATAATAATAATCTTGAGATGGTGAGATATTTAATAAGAAAAGGAGCTAATGTTAATTATGAAACTAACATTTGGAAAACACCATTATTATGGGCTATCAAGAGACAGAATCTTGAGATGGTGAAATATTTAATAGAGAACGGAGCTAATGTTAATCCTGAAACTAAATATGGGACAACACCATTACTATGCAGTTCCGATAATAAGAATGATCTTGAGATGATGAAATATTTGATAGAAAAAGAAGCTAACCAAAAACAATGAATATTCATAACGAGCTTATAGAAGCAGTGAAATCTAATGATCTTAATAGGGTTAAAGAGTTAGTAGAGAAAGGAGCTAATGTTAATCATGAAGATAAATATGGGATAACACCATTACGATGGGCTGCCCATCATAATGATCTTACTATACTTAAATATTTAAGAGAAAAAGGAGCTAAATAAAAATATCGTGCATGTGTATTTTGGTGATGATTAACTTGATTTCCTTTCTTTAGTTATTTTGATTTTTCTATTTCCTTACTATTTAACATTATTAAACAGGAGAAACAATGAGCATTAATAATGATATTATAGACGCAGCATATTCTAATGATCTTAATATTGTTAAAAGTTTAGTAGATAAAGGAGCTAATGTTAATTATGAATATATAAATGGCGCAACTCCATTACTACTGTCTATCGGGTATCAGAATATTACTATGTTTAAATATTTAATAGATAAAGAAGCTAATGTTAATCATGAAACTAAAAATGGCATAACACCATTACTATGGAGTTTATATACGCACAATCTTAATATGATGAAATATTTAGTAGAGAAAGGCGCTAAGATTAATTATGAAACTAAAAATGGCGTAACACCATTACTATGGGCTGCCAATCGTAATGATCTTACTATGGCTAAATATTTAGTAGAGAACGGAGCTAATGTTAATAAAGCAGATAAAAATGGTGATACAGCATTATCATTAGCTATCAGGAATAAGAATTTTAAAATGATGAAATATTTAATAGAAAAAGGAGCTAAAATTAATCATAAAGATAAAAATGGAATAAACACATTATTTTGGCTATCAATAATAAGAATCTTGAAATGGCTAAATATTTAGTAGAAAAAGGAATTTATAGTCTTCCATCTTAATTATAGTGTTAAATTATAAAATTTTTTAAAATATATAAAACTACGAAGCCGCTATTAACAAGGAAAAACAATTGATAGTGAGTTATAAAAACAAGTTAATAACGGCTTCAAATCCATTTAACATCATGTATAAAATATATAGGATATCCTATCAATCCTAGCCTTATTATATCATAAAATAATACAAAATGTATATATAAATATTTTACATTTTGTAAAATTTAGAAAATTTTTAAAGTTTAACAAATCAATAAATTATGGTATAATCACTGCTTGGATGAGATATTTTCTGTCCTTTCTATACCTAGGTTTTTCCTCATTGTAAAATATTAGCTTGACTAAACTGGAAAGTAAAATAGAGAACGATGGGGAAATCCTTATCATTTATAAGATATATTCCTAGCAAGAATCCTTTAGTTTAAAAGTTTAAGATTTTAAGAGTTTAAGATTTTAAAGTTTAACGAAAAGAAAGCCGTTGGGAGGGAACTTAAGATTGGGATTTCCTTGAACATAATATAAACAACGGCTTCCTGGAGCATATCTATAGTATACCTTAAAATGACATATGTATCCAAAAATCGATTCTTTCTCTCTTCTTTTCTTCCCTAGACAAAAAAAAGAAAAATGCTTGCAGAATCCTCTCCATAAGAGTTGGATGTAGATCCGAATTAATACAATCCCTATCTAGTTTTTTATCAAGTAATAAACAGACACTTAAATTTATATATAACGACACTTAAATATTGATAACTTTTTAAAATTGTGAAATAATCCCTCCTGAGAAAGAAATAGAAAGGAATAACAAGAAAAAAAGGATAAATTAGGAAATCCTTGTTTAAGATTTGTATAATTTTTAAACAATGAAAAACAGTAGATGTGAGCTATTAAGACTTATTGTTAAGAAGATTGAGCATCTCTTTGTGTTCAGGTATGTCATGAATAGAAACACATAATGGTAGTGCTTCATACTCATCATCATCGGGAGGATCAGCTTTTTGCTGACTTTCTATGCCTAATGAAATAGGAATTTTAGAAAGAAATTGTTTGACATTTTTTAAGTGCTTTTTCTTTTTTTCTTTTAATTCTTCTATTTCTTTTTCTTTACAAATCATTTTGATACCACGAAGGACGCTGCTAGGGTCTTTATCATTGATATGATAAGTATCTTTCAAGCGTGTGTATCTCTTCTCATTGTTGGAGTGGCGTTTATTATGACGTGTCCGTTCTAACGTAGAAGATTTAATACCTAATGCGTGGAAAAAAGCAGGAGTTAAAGATAGTTTCATAGTCTTTTTATAAGTAGTTGATCCATTTAGCTTATCTTTAGCGTTGACTATTTTTAACTCTACTTTTTTGTACAAATAACCCGCCCTTCTGAGATCATCAAGAATACGTTCAATTCTTTTAAAATGTAGTTTTGTATGTTTTTGAATCAATCCATACGTTAGGGTAATGCCATAATCACCTAAAATCATAAAAGTGTTTAAATCCATCCAGGTAATAAATAAATCAAGTAAACGAACATGCCCCTCCCGTCGTTCACTCTTTCTATTTTTTAACGTACCATCTTTTTTAATATAGCGTCGAAGGCGAGTTAATAAATTTTCTGGATAATAGTAATATGACCGAATACGATCTCTGGCTTTCTGAATAACCCATACATGCTTCTTACTCTTTTTCTCTGTATATCGATTAAAAGGAAGATAAGAAAATATAGGACTCCATGGACGATGTCCACAACGATTTCCTCCTGGAATCATGACTTTTTGTATAGAATCCATGAGATAAATCACTCGACTATCAGCTGGTGGATAGTCTCTATATAAGATTGATCCACTTATCATCTCATTATATTATCATAATTTTTCCACAACTCAATTAATTTTATATAATATATCTATGGATATATTATAATGCTTATATTACAATAAAAGCATGAGATCTATACAAGAAATACTTTATAAATTGATTATTGAGGGAAAAATAGCTCGTAGACACGACGTTTTTAGAAAAAAGCATATTTTCCTTTCTAAAAGTAAAGAAAATCATACAAATTTAAACACCATCGACCACGTTAAATCTAGGGAGATATTATGAACGATATATTATTACTACTCATTAAAAAAATTAGAAATCAAAATAAAATTACACAAGTTCAAATGGCACAGGTGTTGGGAATCTCGCGATTAACTTATTCATTAATTGAAACAGGCAAGCGAGAAATGAAAATATTAGAGAAAGAAAAAATTTCAGCCATTACTGGAATTCCACTGACAGATTTTGATAATAGTAGAGCTCTTCTCCATTATTTAGAAAAAAATAATACTCAACCCACATTAATTGATATAAATAATCAAATTAAAATCAATGATTTATAAATTATTTTCTGAATTTTACGTATATAAGTTGACAAAAGTAAGAATAAATGATAATGTAAGATTATAAATAATACAAATGATTGCCAAGTAAGTGGGAAATATATCAATAAACATCTTCGCTAGTTTATTTGATTCTCCTCTTTTAGTGGCTTGCTTGGCAATCTTTTAAAAGGAAATAAAAATGGAAAAACAATTATCATTAGATGATCAATTTTTAGAATCTGTTAAGAATGGACTTATCGACGATGTTAGGGAATTACTAGATGCGTATCGTTATAAGATAAATATTAACTTAGAAGATATAAATGGAGATCAAGCAATTCATATTGCTACTTACAAAAATGATTGGGATATGATTAGAATATTAATAAATTGTGGTGCAAATATTCACGCCAGAAATTCAGATGGTTTACAACCAATTCACTTATGTTTTATAGATGATATAACTAAATATTCATTAATAACAGCACAAGTTTTAGTCAATGAATTTAATGCATCTATAGATGCTCCACTCGGAAAAGAGTATGGAATTAATTTATTATCTTATTTATCGAATAAATTTAATTTATTTGCCATTTTAACATCCTCAATAATTCTCTCTACTGAGAATACTGAGGATAAAGCATTAATTTCAGAAGCATTAGTTTTAATAAATAATTTACGTAAATAGAATAGCTTTAAAAGGAAAAACAATGATAACAACTATACCTGATACTATTAATTATTATGATCATGAAATTTCTGGAATAGATGGATTATTTTTGTGTGTATGGCGAAACGACATATTCCCCGCTAAGTCATTACTCGAAGAAGGAGTAGACGTCAATGGACGATATGTAGATGGATCAACTGCATTACATGCTTGTACTTTATTTAAATGTGATAATCATGAAATGGCTCATTTTTTAGTTAAAAATGGTGCCGATGTTAATGCACTGGATAATAATAAACGTACTCCATTACATTTCTTAGCGTTTAAAGGAATGGATAATATTACATTAGTTAAACTCCTATTAAGTAAAAATGCCAATCCTTATCTAAAAGATAGATGGAATGAAAGTGCATTAGATATTGCTATTAGAGAAGAAAATAAAGAATTTATTTCAGTTGTTCAAGATCATTATGACTTAAAAAATATAGAAAAAAGCATGATACAGAATATAGATAACATTTCTAAAGCATGGAATAAAATAAAAAGAGGATTTAATCATGATTATGAAAGAGCATAAACATATTGGAAGTCATAAAAATTTAATGAATGATTCGATCAAATTTTATCAACCTAAAAAAATTAAGGCATTTAAATTGATTAAAAAATTACTATTAGCAATCATCCCTTTATTTATATTAATTACGTCCGCTTTATTTCTACTTAATAAACTAAATACATGGTTATTAAGTCATTCTATTATTTTGCATGAAAGCTATATATTAGATTTCTCTATTATTATTTCTTATATTTCAATTTTATTATTGATGAGTCATATTTTAACAAAGGAATAACTATGAGTAAAAATACAATAAATACCGTTACTTTATTAGGTAGATTAGGCGCTGATCCAGAGATAAGATATACCTCTTCTGGTATTGCTGTTTCAAATATATCAGTTGCTACTAGGTCTACAATTAAAAAAGACGGTAAATTTGAAGAGGAAACACAATGGCATCTAGTCGTTTTATTTGGAAAAAATGCTGAATTTGCGCTTCAATATTTAAAAAAAGGATCACTTGTATATGTGGTTGGTGAAATAAAATATAGTAAATATACGAATAAAGAAGGACAGAATGTAAAAAAAACAACTATCATCGCAAAAGAATTTATTGGAATCAATAATTCTAAAAATAATGATATTCTGTCTACTGTTAATGTAGATGTGATGGATACTGCGTCTTCAGATGCTAATAGCATTGCAGTTAAATACTTTGAGGCTGATTCAATTAAAGATGATTTACCATTCTAAACTATAAATATAAAAAAGGAAAAACATTATGTTAGTACTTACTCGATCACCTAATCAAAGCGTCATTATTGGCGATAGATTAATTATTAAAGTTTTAAACATTCGAGGCAACCAAGTTCGGTTGGGTTTTGAAGCACCCAAAGACGTATCCATTTATCGAAATGAAATTTGGGATCGTATTCATACAAGACAAATTGGAGAAAAAGAAAAGAAAATTATTGATAGTGCATCTAATAAAATTAATCATGAAAAATGTTCATAAACTATACAATATGATTTTTGTATTGATTAATAATAATTTTTTTATCAAAATCAAAAGTTATTCACAGAATTATCCACAGATTTTGTGGATAATAGTAAGACACATTGCATAATTTGGAGAATATTAATGAGTAAGGAATCTTCTATTTATAAAAAGTTATTTGAGATACAAAAGAAAGGGATAGATATTGAAAAAAAAACGAAGGCTTATAAATATAAATATGCAACGTATTGTTGGATACGTGAAATAATTGATCCATATCTTAGTGAACAAAAATTATTGGTTACCCATCAACCGGGTTATGAAATAAAAGAAGGAATTCTTGTTAGATTTGTTAAGACTAAAGTAATCGATATTGAAACAGGTGAATATGTAGAGTGTAATATTTTCATTGATGATAAACATTATGATCCACAAGATACAGGTTCTTTATTAACTTATTATAATAGATATGGATTATGCGCTTTATTAGGACTTAGATTAGTTAATGACAATGATGGAAAAATTTATAGTTCTCAAAAACAGCCTATAAGTTCTACTGAAGGTATTCCAAAAAATGAGTTTGATAATGTATTTAATTATCTAAAAGATTGCTGCGCACATAATAAGGAATTCTCAGATGATGCGATGAAACGAATAAAATTAAAATTGAAATATATGAATATTAATCAAAAAAATATTATCGAAAATCAATTAAAACTTTTAGGAAAATCCTTTAATTAAATATAATTTAATAAGGAAAATTATGAGTCAAAATATACAAATTATTCTATCTTTATTAGGATTAATTACAGTAATAATAACCATATTAAATATAGAAAACATTATACAAAAATTAAATAATTGGTATTCCTCTAAAAACTATAAAAAACTATTACTTAAATTAAATAATCATTAGGAGTATATATGAAATTACTATGGACATTTGCATTAATAATTTTATTTTCACCTTTATTATATTTATTAGGAAAAAAACTAATAGATTTTAGTGCAGCCGAATCTAATAAAATTAGCAAAGAAGATCTAGAAGCTAAGATGGCTAAAGCGTTAAATATTACAGATACACAAGATTCATATCTTTCAGATCAACATCAAGTATTAGAAGACATTGTAAAACTATCTAATTTATACGGAGTTTATAAATTTGGGTCAAAAGAATTGTTATTTAAACTTAATAGTTCATCTGGTAGTCGTTGGCCTAGTTATCATAATGGAAATGGTATGAAACTAAAAGATTTAAGGGAATTATTAATTCAATCTAATATATATCCTAAGCGACTGAAAATCGATAAAAAAATAGTATTTGGATATGATATAAACATTATCATTGATGAATATTATAAAATAATGAAAAAAATATAAGGAGCTTCATACAAAATGAATGAAAAAGTAGTGACTGAAATACTTGAGTTTCACGCAAATCTTAAAAAATTAGTAAAACCAATTACAAAATCTTTTTTATATAGTAAAAATCCTGTTATACAAGAATGGGTAAATGGACATATCTATCCTCTATTAGATGAAAACTTGAATGAAATAAAACTTAAATCACATCTAACGGATCTATTAAATGATTTTGGAGTTGGGCTTCTTGGAAGGGTATGGATGGATCTTAAAAAAATAAATTGGGATTAATCTAGGAAATTAAAAATGCAAAAAATGATCAATAATTCTATTGAATTTATAAAAAAATTTAAAACATCGGATGAGTTTATTGAATTTATGAAAAATGGGATCGATGGATTAGATGTGTCGGCTATTTTAGGTAAAAATAAATTCAATACTAAGGATGATATTTGGAAAAATAAAAGAGGAGTTTCAAAAAGATTATATAATGACATACATGCTGGAAATTTTTTTGAAAGATTTATTATTGATTATTGTGTCCATGAAAAAGGGTTAGAGCTTATAAAATCAGGAAAGATTTTTTATGATCTAAATAATCCTTGGATGAGAGGAAATATTGATGCATTGGCTAAAGATAAAGATGATAGGTTAGTTGGAATCGAAACTAAAACAGCATTATTAAAAAACAAAATTGAGTGGGTTCTTCAAATTCCTATTGAATATCAATATCAATGTTGGTGGTACGGAACTATACTTGGAGTAGAAGATTGGTACATTCCAGTATTTTTTATTGAGTATAATGGAATAGGAGATCCCATTGTAAAGGAGAAAGAGATCTATTTATTTAATATTAATCAAATAAGCCATGATCATGATTCTATTATCGACATTATAAAGAAATTCTGGGAAAGCGTTATTAATAATGAATTCCCAGAATCTTTATACACATTTTTAGAGTTATCGGATGATATGCAATCTATTATAAATGAATATAAGAGATTATGCCAACTAGAAGATAATATTTGCAAGTTAAAACATAAAATTTCTAATAAGTTCAAACAAATTGCAAAAGATAAATGTTTAGATAATAATAAGGAAGTTTACTTCATTGATAGTCATCATCAAAAAATAGCTTCTGTTGTAAAAGTAGTTAGGAAGTCTTTTAATCCTGTAAAATTCTTTGCTAAATATCCAAATGCTAGAGATTATTATAAGAAATGTCAAAAAGAATCTAAATCACTTATGTTTAGATTAATAAATTTAGATGAAAATAAAGTCGTCAGATAAGGAGTATCCGAACGTGAAAAAGTGTCAGATGAAATCTAATCTAAGAGAAAAAAATAATCATTGTTATTTAGTAAAATTTGGATTTAGGACTGATTTTGCTCAGAAGAAAGAAATAGCTGATCAAATTAATTATTTGATTAAAAAAAAGAAATTAATACAATTAGAAGCTTCTAAAAAAATTGGCATTGATCGATATAAACTATATCAAATTAAAAAAAATGAATTATTTATCTTTACCCTTGAGCAGCTAAAATCATATTTGGATAAATTAAAATGTAAAGATAAATAAGATGAATAAGCGATTAAAAATAATGGATATAAAAAGGAAAGAAATAAAAACAAATTCGATTAGTGCTGATGGACTTACGCTTATTCGAATGACTTATCTTCCTAAACTTATTATTTCTGAAGGATTTACTTTTCATCATGTTTTTTTAAACTTATTACATAAAGTAAAAAAAGAATATAATATGGATGTGATAAAATTTGATTACTCTATATTAGAAATAATGGAAGAGTATAATGAATAAATATATTAAATTAATCTTAAATATTTCTGTAACGATTATATTATCTACTATTACTCTAGCTTGTTTTCATGGATTATTCATTAAACGTGCAGTAGATGATATTGTACAGGCAGAAATAGAGAATGATAAGGAAAAAACTAATAATGTTATGTAAAATATTATGGTTTATTGTATTGTTATATATTTTATGGGAAGTTTTTGCGGATGACTAAAATATTTTACATAATGTCAAGTATGTTATATCCTATCATTATATGGATAAAAAACCACAAGATAAATTAGTATGGAAAAATAAATATCTCTATAATGAAACATTAGAAATTCTTAAAAAATATGATCCTGATGTGTGTCAGGAAATAATGTTAAAAGATATTATGTCATGTAATCGGAAATTTAGAGCTGATTTCTATTGTCCAAAATTAAAATTAATCGTTGAAATTAATGGTGGTGAATTCAAAGACAAATCAAGGCACACATGGGGCTATGGATATCAGAATGATCTCACTAAATGCAATATAATCCAATTATGTGGTTTTAAGTGTCTTCAGTATACTTATCATCAGCTTCAAAAAAATACTATAGAAGACGATATGAAGATATTAATAGAAAATACTTAATTTAATTCATTGGAATCAATAGAGTCAGTAGAATCAATAGAGTCATTTGCTTTACTTAATGGTATAAAAGGAATCTCATCTTTTTTAATTTTAAAAATATTATTTATTTCAGATTTATATTCTTTTATAAAAATAGCCGACAACTGTATAATAGAGTATAAAAATAATAAAGTGGCATATATCAATGATCCAAGCATCAATCCTTGTGATAGTGGACTAGCATTTGTAATAAATGATGTTAAATGAAATCCATTATTATAAATTTGCGCTATTCCAACAGAAGCGCCTATAATAAATGAAAATTCAGATATAACTATATTAATGAAGATAGACTTAATTTTTTCAGTCTTTTCAACTTGATGAATATGTTTGTTAAAGTCAATAATATTTATATTTATATCATCATCATTACTTTTCATAGTAGTTTCCCTATAAAAAATAGTTATGTTAACACAAAATATAAAGATCCTACTACTAAGTTATGAACATTTTCTGGAGTATCAATAGATACATATACACTATCGCCTTTCTTAAAGTTATGTATATTAGGTGCTGTAAGAATTGAATTAACAGGAGATCCATTTGACAAGGTAACATAAGTAATCGAATTTGTAGTTCCATCTTGACCATTAATTCTGTAAATTGTTACTGTATAAGATCCAACAGATCCTATATATGAATTTTTCCCTACAGCACCAAATCCAACTAATGTCATATTTTGAGGAATAGTCATTGCTCCCTTATTTTGTAATCCTTCACTATTATTAGCACCAGCTCCCCAACTAAATCTTCCAGATAGAGGATAAGAAGGAGAAAAAATTTCACATGGAAAACATAATAAAGATCCACAAGGATAACCAGCTTGTGTAACTGTAGTAACTGCTTCAAACTCAAATATAGATATAATATTATCTACATAAGGAGCAGTAGGAGAAGAATAGCTAAAGTTAATATTTAATATATCGTTAGGAGCAAATTCAACGTTCATTGTACTAGATGCAAAAACAGATCCACCTGGAAAAAGACCACTATTAACACCAACCCCATTTCTTTGGCAATTAATATCAGTACTTTGTGGTAAAGTAGAACCCGTAGCAGCCGATACAATAATTTGAATTGTATTTTTCTTTAAATAACAATGAAATGGAACCACAATTCCTACATCATCTGTATCTGGATATCCAATTCCATCTATAAATGCACCAAAAGATAAATAAGAAACCCCTGAGCTACTTGACCATGTTGTACCCGATCCTATAGCTCCCCTGCAATAAAAATTAGCCATAATTAATCCTCTTTAATATGAATATCTAAATAAAACAAGTCTAAAACTTTCATATGCAATAAAAATTAGCCATAATTAATCCTCTTTAATATGAATATCCAAATAAAACAAGTCTAAAACTTTCATATTGTGTAGGACCACTGGTAGAACTAGTACTCTTAATATTTAATAATAGCGGAGCTGAAATCTCTACATCTAAATTTCCTATAGTAGATTGTTCATATCCAATTCCAAAAGTAATATCTGAACCAGCAATTTCTACGCCATTATCTGTTAATATAGCTGTAAGAGGTCCTAGAGTGGTTGGATAAACTGTTGCATTATATTGGGTTGCATACCCAGTAATCACTGCATTAGTAGTAAAAGGATATCCTGTATACTGACTATTCGTTGTTAACCCACCAAAACAAAATGGATAACTTCCAGCCGTAACGTCTCCAGTAATTTCTGATGGGATTACGAAATAATTTCCTGCGCTTAATATATTTTTACTAATAATAACATTCATATAATGATCAGTACTTCTTTGAGTAATCTGAGCATCTATTTGATAAGAAATTACTTGCGCTTGTGTATAAACTACTAATTCTAAATTACATTTTTCACCAGTGCCGCTCATCAAAAAAGAAGAATCTATACTTCCAGATGAAGTAAAATAATATTGAGTAGAAAAATTAGGAGTAGCACCTCCAAAATATCCTTCAGTATTATTTAGTGTAGGATTAAAAACATGATTACTTAAAGAATATCCAATAGTTTGATTAAAAGAAGATGATGTATTTATAAATTGAACACTAAATTGATTCGTTGAAGGATCTCTATTATATCTTAATAAAATAAACTCATCTTTAAATATTATATTATCATCTCCTAAGACAGTAGAATTACTTTGAAAAACTTTAAAGGAGGTTTTATATATTAATGGAGAATTAGTATTAGTAGAAAAATTATAATTTGCATAAGATAATGTGACTAAATCACTATCATCCACTGGGTAATCAGAATTTTTTATTCTTCTACCACTAATAGTTAATTCATTATCTTGTATTAATTTTCCAGTAGTATCATAAAAAGATGGAATAGCTTGAGCAGTCGCAGATGCAGGACCTTCTACATACGTATTATTAGCATAACTTAATGTAACTACATCTTGAGAATTTACAGGATCAACAACGTCAGTCAATCTACCACCAGTAGTTCCAATTCCAGAATCTTGAATAATTTTACCCGTAGTACCACCAAAAGAAGATATATTTCCATCTATAGATGAACCAGGACCTGTAACATCTCCTGTTCCAGGATTACCAATAAGAGCATATGTATTGTTAGCATAATTTAAAGTGACTGCATCTTGTAGATCAATTGGATCAGAAAGTTGTTTAATAACATTGCTTATAATTAAAACGCCAGTATTATCTAATATTTTTCCGCTGGTATCACCAAAAACTGCAATGCTATTAGCATCTGAAGACGCAGGACCAATCACATCTCCATTAATAGTAATTGGCGCATAGTTAGCATCTGCATATTGTTTATTCATGGCATCCGTATCTAAAATAGGATCCGCCACGTTTTGAATATTGCCGCTATCAATTACTAAAGTAGAACTTCCAATAATTTTTCCACTAGTTCCATTGAAAATAGTAATGGATTGATCAATCGAGCTTGCAGGCGCTAATACATTTTCAAGCGCTTCCCAAGCAAAAGAGTCGTTCCAAAAATAAAATATTTTTTCTGAAATAACAAAAACTAAGACGCCTACTTCTAAATCTAGCGTTGGGATATTTCCTAAAGCTACTAAGTCAGCGACAGGTTCATGTATCGTAATATTTTCTAAGTAAACATTAGCCATCCTAATTCATCCTTAATTAAATTATTTAATATGTCTCATTCTGCACGTAATTATTATCAGTATCGTTCTGAACATAATTATTATCCGTATCATTCTGTATATAATAAGTTACAATTGGATTTACTGGGTCGCAACATCCACAATTCTCTGCAGCCAATAGTAGGCTCTCAGAATTTGGATTATTTGAATTTGATTCATTCATTATTGTCTTACTCCTACATTAGCAACTACATTAACGTCTGAAGAACTAACAGATAATCCACGAATGGGATAAAACACTCCTAGTCTTACGGCAATTGTCTGCGTAATAATTTGCCCACCCATTGGAATCTCTACTTCAATATTTACAAATGCATCAGTCGCATTTTCAATTCGTATCCACGTAAAACATTCATCTTTAAAATAATAATTATGAATTTGATTTAATCGACGCCCAAAATTTACTTGCGTAATCGTTTGAACAATACGTGTATTTAAGCTAACTTCAGAAGCAGCCGCTTCAGGACTAACTGGTGTTTGAACACTCATTTAGTGTTTCCTCCTTGTAATTCTTTAGATGCTAATGCTTGAGATGTATAACGGATTCGCTTTTCAATTCCTCTGCCAATTTTACCCGTAGGTCTGCTTCCACTAAATAACCAGCGCATAAATCTAGGATTTTTTACTAATTTATTCGCGAATAGTCGACGAGCTGCAAGTGAAAGTCCTAGGGTTGTGCCAATCGCAGGATGGTTTAGCGCGCCCGCTCCGATTGCAATTCCTGGGAAAAGCCCTTTTGTTGCTAATTTCGAAAATGTAGAAGATGCTTTTCCTTCAACTGAAGTAGGTTTAATGGATTTTCTGACTTGGTTAATATCATTTAATAGAGTCTTTCCAAATATTTTTTCTCTCACATTAGGACTCATATTATCCATACGATTAAAAACTTTATTCATATCAATTTCACCAGCGCTATTAATTATATCTGATTCTAATATTTTTCTAGCTATTTCTTCTGGATTTTTTACTTTAAAAATTGTTTTTAAATTATTTAATGCATTAGGATATTGCTTAATAAATTTCTTCCCAAAATCCTCTGGAATACCCGTTTCAATTTCTTCTTCTTCAACTGGAAAATCATGACCAAATATGTTTGTTAATTCTTTTTCTTGACTTCCAATAGGCAAATTGCTTCGTAAAGATTCAAAAAGCCCTTTATTAGGTTTTAATGTCCCTGCGGCATTGGGTACTCTCGCAGACAACATCGCGTCTGCATAATTTTTATTGGCTTTTGAAAAAGCTTTTGATAATTCTGTTGGTATATTTCCATTTTTCTTCATCGCATTAGAAAGTAAATATTTTAAATTTGTAATCGTTTGACGAGCAATACTTGCTGAAGGAAGTAAAGCAGTTTTTCCTTCATTGTGTTCTCTAAAGGCTCTATTTAATAATCGATAATCTTTTACGGCTTCTTTAAAATTAGATGGAATATTTCTACGTTGTGATCTTAAATACTTAATAACATCTTTATTTAAAGCTTTTTCTTTTTTAGTTTCAGATAATTTTTTAATACCTTTATTTAAAATATTCTTATAATTTTTAGAAAAATTTTTAGGAAATAATTTTTGTTTATCAAATTTTTCAGCTAATCCTTCTGTTTTATTGGGTATTCCTTCAATTAACTGATAAGCATTCGAAGCCTCTTTCATTTTTGTATTAAATAAATTCTGAAGGCGTTGTCCATAGTTATTACCAGGAACATTTGACAATAAATTTTTAACTCTATTGGCTACGGATTGTCCAATATCACTTTTTAATGCACTTCTAATGCCTTTTTTAGCGAATTGAGTAATAGGACGACCAACTGAACTAACAGCACTACTTACAAATGGAATCGCGGCTCCAATTGTAGCACCTGTACCTCTATTTTCTGGAGATTCAGCCGCCATGACTGCACCACCTCCCAATGAACGAGCTAATAAAGGCGCTATTTTTCTAGTCGCTGTTAAGGCTTCTGGAATATATTGTGCTCCTCTTTCTAATCCAGAAACTACTCTATTATAAGGCAATAGATTGCCCAATACATTTCCTACAAATTCTGAAGTTCCAGCACCAGGACGTTTATCTAAATTCCATTCAGGTAATCTTTGTCTTGAAAATGTATTTCCCGTAGCTTTATTTAAAATATCAGCTAAGAAATTAGAAGGTCTTATTAAGGCAGCATTCATTGCTTCTTTTGGGATATTAGATAAGGTTTCTAAAGGCTGCCCTATATATTGATTAACTAAATTCCTAAATGCATTCGGTTGATTAAATAAATTACCCATAGAGCTTTCCCCCATTGATTGATTCATTGGGGAAGAAGGAGGGTTAGATATATAAGTAGGAATATTAGCTCCTTGAGCCGATCTATCTACTTTCTGATTAGAAATAGGCGCAACATTTGTAGTAGTTGCACTTGGCATATTTTCACTGTTTTTATTAATAAATTCTTCTAAACCCGTCAAATCTGGCTTTAGTCTATTTGCTTTAGCATAATTATTATAGTTTGAGTAATCTGAATAATTTTTAAGTACCCTACTATTAATGCCCTTCAATCGATTGACAATGCTCATTAATTGCTCATTCGTCATAAATCTAGGATTTCCAAGTTGAGAAATAAGAAAATCCCATTCTCTTTTATTTCGAACATTAGCAGTATTACGTAATTCTTGAGTAGCTAGATTTTTAATGATTGTCTGTATTTTGATTCGCGTGAGAGAACGAGGATTGTATCGATCAAAAGTTGAAAAATGCTTTAAGTTATCCTCTAGTTCTTTTAGAAGGTTAATATTTTCACTAGCTTTTGTCGCATCTGTTTTTGCTGAAAACCCAAATTTCTCAAAAGCTGGGCTAGGAGCTGTTAATTTTTGCTCGGCTATTTGTTGATCAATAATATCTTTTTGAGAAGGTTGCCCAAGTGCCTGTCTAATAATATTTTGAGCTAAAGAATAAACACCATTTCTAGGAATATTTTCTTCTTCTTCAATAGATTTTCCAGTTAATCCAGAAATTCCTAATTGTTTTTGTTGGTTATCTGGTAAATTTAAAAGGCCAACTAATCTTGGATCAATCATTCCTAATGGTGACGATAATGCTTCATTTCTAGACGTCATGGCACGAGCAGATCTCAACGTTTCAGGAAATAATTCTGCATTTTGTTGATAAGCCTGTTGAGCATTTTCTAATTGTTGCCTCTGTTGTTCATATTGCTGCTGCGCTAATTTATTACGAAAAGGTGTCCCAAATATTTCTTGAGTCGCACGAAATGATCCTAATAGATTATTTATAAAATTATTGTATTGATCTGTCATCAATATCCCCTTAAGTAATCATTATATCCAATTCCTATCGGCGGAATTGTCGGCGTATAATAATTATAACTAGGTTGCATAAATGAAGGTTGCAACTGTTGAGGAGATTGACTTAATAATGATCCTAAGCCTCCTAACGCCGCTCCTCCCATTGTTCCACCACCACTAGAAGCCGCTAAAGCTCCTCCTAATACAGCTCCTCCGAGGGTACCTATATTTTCTAATGCAGATGGTCTTCGAGTCTGCTGAGCTATACCTGGCACTAATTGAAAGGCACTTTGAGCTCTTCTATACTTGTTTTCTAAATTTTGATAATATCGATCGAGCAAAGCGTTAGCCATCGCAGATGTTTCTGCTTGGCGACCTAATGTTGATCCGGATAATCCACTTAAATATTGCTGATTTTCATACATGTTGTGTATTTTTTGTAAATCAGATAGATTAGACATGTTAGGCGCTTCATCTGTAATATTGCTATAAACTCTATTCCACGCATCAGCCGCTTTCTGTGCGCTAGTTTGATAATCTGGTTGTCCTTTCGACATGATAAAATCCTTTATAACTATCCTTTATTCTACTACGTTTTGTAAAATTTTTTTTATTTATTTTACCATATTGTTCTATGTCGATACCAAAGAAAATATATTGATCATCTTCTTTAAATTTACGAAATCCTATCCATTTAATAAACAATTGAATATGCTTATCTTTTTTCTTGATTCGCGCTATCATTAATGGATATTTTAGTAAATAATCTAATAATAATGATTTAAAGCAATCAATTATTTTCTTTCCTCGTATTTTTTTATCAATAAATAGATGGGGTTCATAGAAATACTTCTGACTTTCAAGTGCAAATACGCCAACCAATGCTTTATTATGATATATCCCAAATGTTTCTGTTTTTCGTATAAAATACTTAGAATTCGGATCATTTAATTTATACCAAAGGTGAGAATATCTATTTTCGTTTAAATACTTAACAAATTGGTTGTTTTTAATCTTTTTTAAAAGCATTAAGTCACCATAAATGTCTGAATTACTCCATCGATAAATACTTTAATTGTCTGTGGGGAAGTAGAATTATCTAGCCACATCGTTCCATCTGGAATAGATTGATCCGATTGTAATACTTTATTAATATCTCCATTAATATCAGGTACCTTTATTCCAGTATCTTGAAAATTATTATTTAGTAGATCGGATAAGCCTCTCATAAAATTCTTAAATTCTGGTAACATATATCCATTTTCATCAATTATTTTTGAATCTAGATTAATGAAAGGCACAATATATTTAGCCATTATTTTACTCCCATTTCTTCATAGGTCAAAATTCCATTTAAGATAATAATTGGAATATTTGAGTTGATTCTAACCATTAGGGCTGGGTAATTTTTAGTAATATTGACAACAATTTGCCTCTTAAGTATATTATAATTTGCCGTTGTGACTGTTTCCCAATTATCTATCCCATCCCCAATACTAAATTCAATTTTATATTGTGAATCTGGCGGAATATTATCAGTATCGTTCGTTAAAAATGAATATTGTATAATTAATTTGTTAACCCCTAATTCTTCAGCTAATGGACGAATTAATTGAGAACAGCATACATATGGAAAACTAGAATCCGTCACAAATAAAGTATTAGGTAAATAAGGTTTATAGGTAGCGGTAATATTACTGAGTAAGCGAGTATTTTCATCCACGGAAAGATTAACAAGAGCTGCTGAATCTCCTGTGCTAGAGACGAATTTATAATAATTTAAAATCGTTGTATCATATTCCTGATAAAATATCTGGCCTTTTTGATTAACTAATAAAGCGGCAACGTTATAATAAACTTCATTAAAATCATCATATCGAATAAGTGACAAATATAGGTATTGTTCACCAGCGGTTTTAAATGTATTGATATATAAATCTTCTATATATCCGCCTAAAAAATAATTTATTGCTTGAATGACTCCATTATGATTAAACTCAAAGGGTATAATAGATCCCTTACTCATTGAAACAATTTCAAAACGTGCTTCATCATTATCTAATACGGGTGCAATAAATCTATCATTCAATGAAGTGTATCTCGCTTCACTTGGTAAATTAATGTCTAATAGTGGAAAATTATGAAATTTACCTGTTAGATAAGGCTGTTTTCTATAAGGAAATCCAGTCGCACCATTATTTTGCCATACTTCAATCGCTCTATTTCCTAAAATATAAAATATTGATCGTTCGATAATTAAATCAACAATATCACCAGCTTCTGTCGTTTGAAACTCGCCACCATTATTATTATTTGCATCCGTAATCCCATATAAGTCAAGTTTATCAATCGTAAGATAATAAAAATAATTTTTTGTTAAATTATTATTTAAAATAAAGTAATTAGAAGCAATCCAGAATCGATCAGAAGATATATTTGATCCTATATTACCAGCATAGGTAGAATTATTATCTGAATTATAATTAAATAATAAACAGGTTTGGTCCGCAATTCCGCTGCCTTTTAAAGATAAGAGTCCATAGTATATATTATGGCTATATTTAATAAAATCTGAAATTCGTATATCAAATTTTAAAAATATTGTTTGATCAATTCCAATTAAATCATCAATAGGATAATCCTCTGGATTTTTAAGCTGAATAAATCCATTTGAAGCAGATGCTCCAATCGTAAACTTAAAACTTGAGGGAGGAGCAGTACTATTTCTAAATCCAAATATATCATTCCAAAGTAAATTTCCGTCATTTAATTCAGCAACATTTCCACTGAATGTGGGCCCATCCCTTGTTCCTATATAGTGAAATAGCGAATTATTAGTTCCAGCAACTACATCATATGTTCCAGCTGTATTTGAAACTGAATAAATTTGACCATCAATAGAAGTGAATGAATTTCCTGCCGCAATAACGCTAGATTGATGATTAACTAAATTTTGAATATTGACGCGTGCCATATAAAATCCATCATCAGTGCAAAAACTATATGCAAACTGGACCAATCCTGATGTAGTTTGATAACCCCCATTAAAGGAAAGACCAATATCTGTTACATTTAGAGTTCCAGCGGTTATCTTTACAAAATTACTAGAATCAATAATAGTAGCTGAAGTCCAAGGAGATGTGCTATCAACGCTTAATAAATAAACCCCATCATTAACTGCAAAGAAAAACCCAGCTGTATATACACCTCCTTGATTAAAAAATGCTCGAAAATAAACTCGATAAATTTCTGCATTTTCTATTCCATTAATTGAGCCATAGAATAATGTAGAATCTGAAATGGTATCTTTAATTAAAATTTTATATTGATTATCAGATTTATCAAGACCAGTAGCGACAAAATAAGTAGAAGTAAGTTGTGCATCTCCATAGGAAATTCCAGATAAATCTATAAATGAAGCATCACTATTAATTAATTCAGGCTCAGTTGAGCTTCCTAAAATATATTTATATATTTCTTTATTAGTGATAAATATATATCCAGGAAGATCAGCCGTGTAGTCTCCATCTTTAAGAATATAGTTATCAGATAGTTCAACCAGATCATTAATTGTATTTGGAGGCGAAACAAGCCTAAAAATGCTATGAGGATAAATTAAAGTATAGCTTCCTGGAGTCGCCACTGTAAATCTAATTCTAAGTGCATCAATCCCATCGACATCACCCGCTTGTTCAGGTAAAACATTTAATAAAGTCTGTTCATCATAGCTAATGGTTGAAAAATTATAGTCCCCAATAATTCCAACACATCCTAGTGATAATTTAAATGATAAACTTGTAAGATCTTCTGAGAAATAATATTGAACTCCAAAGAACATAGAAGCATAGGATAGATTATTATCAGAAATATTATTATTTAATATCTTATCACCATAAAATAATGAATCATAAGTTGCATCCACGCTAATATTATAAAATTCTTGATTCCATAGGGAAATATTAATTGGATACATCCCGTAACCCTCGGCACTTCCTGTCATATTAAAAATATACGAAAGGGCTACCTGTCCTGGAAATCCAGTAATACCTTTATTGAAATCTAAATTAAATACCTTTGCCATTAATTATTATTATCCAGATTGTAATACAAATTAGAGTGCCCGTAGGCTTTTTTAATAGAAGAAATAGTAGGATCAAGTGGATTATTACTGACTAATCTAGTATATAATTCTTCTTTTCTCATCGATTTACTTGTCTGCATCCATTCTGTTTCTTTTCCATATAACATCGCTAGTTCAAATGCTAATGAATATTGTAAAAATAATGAAAATGTAGGCAATATATTATCCGATGAAGTTCCTATTTCACTATATTGAAGTACGCCGATTAAATTTAAATCAATTCCATCTGTATTAGGCGACGGATCTAATAAAATCCTATTATAAACACCATTATTATTATCCATGTCTGAAATGGTTGTATAGTATAAATACTGAGGGATACCCTCTGTTTTTACATAGGAAGAATTTGTCCAGTTCGTATAAGAAAAAATAATTAATGGATAATTGGTTGGATTCTGACTTCCACTATTATTCACTAAACAATTAGCACCATAAATTGCCATGAAAGGAATATTATCAATCACCGTCGCACTTGCGATAGGATTATTAATATTCTTACCAATCCATATTTCAGGGGTTGTAATATTTTCAATCGTTAAAATTGTTTCATAAGATGAAAACACAGGATCATTTATTAAACTATCTAGAATTTGGTTTAATAAATTAAGTCCATTTTGTTCCTCTAATACAGAAAGGGAATCTTGAGCCTGAATAGATTTTATATTTGCCAAATAATAAGCATTCTGAATAATATTAGCAGCCGTAAATGCCATCACTTCACCTATTTTTAATAAGAGGGAGAATAAATCCCCCTCTTATTTAATTACTTAAGATCCTGTTCCACCTGAGATAATTCCTACACAATAATCAGGATATATTAAAGCTCCATACTGAATTGCTGGAACAAAATTTCGAGAATAGGTTGGAAGAGAATCTTGAGTTGTACAGTTAATCGAAATGGAATCAATTGCTTTTCTTACTGTTACAGCTCCTTGATTCAATAAAGGCAGAGGAGGTGCGGCAAAACTAATAGCAACTCCTTTTGACATCGCAAAATTTAGACGATGATTTCCAATAATTTCTATGCCAATACCTGCCACTAATGTTCCAGTAGGCGTTTGAACACGTGCATATTGATCACTTGTTGTCGATGTACGTAAAGGTCTTGATACTCTAACCTTCATTGCCGTTGAAGTTGCTGTATAAGTTTGAGTGGATGAATTATAATCAGTGTTTGTGGTATCTCCAATCACGACAAACGCTAATTGAGCTAAATTATTATCAATAATGTGCTTTTCTATTCCACTAATTGGATTAACTAAATAAACATCATTTCCATCCCCAACTAGTTTAACTTTCAGTATATCACCAACTTTAATAGTCTCTCCAATAACTAAACCAGTTAAATCGATGGTTTGATCTCCATCTAACATTG